AGGGCAGCTGACATTTTTCCTTTAGATATATTCTTTGCATGTCTACTTTTAAAAGCCTCTCTTTGTCCTGCAGTCTGATTTGTCTTAACTCCTTGCTGGCCGAAACGTATTGTTTTTACTTTTGAACCTTCTTTAGCTACAACAATATGAGACTTAGTAGGATGACTTGGAGTCCTCTTAGGCTGATTATACCCACTCACTCCTGCACGAGTTAATCTTGAGTCTTTCATTTCTTCTTAGCTGTTTTAGCTGCTTTCTTAAATGCACTTGCTGTAGGTGCGCCTTTGGTTCCTGGCTTTCGCATCTTTTCTCCAGAACCTTCTTCAATACGCTTTCTTTTAACGTGAATGTTTGCGTATAAACCTTTCTTCATATTATTTAGGTCCAAATGATTCTAAATCAAATCCATCTAAAGAATCTTCTGTAGATTCAAAGTTCTTTGCAGGAAGTTGTTTCTGACGCTGCTCAATAAGCTCTGACTGACGAGTTGCCTGAAGGTCTACACGTTTGTCTTTAGCTTTCTCCTTCTCATTCTCCCTCTTCTGCAGACTGTCTGCATCAATGCCTTTAAGCTGCATATTGTATTGGAACTCGATGTCCATCAACTGACGCTTAAGTTCTGCCTCAAGCTTCATCTTCTCCATCTCAGCAGCAATCTCAGCCTGCTTAACTTGTGCCTTAACTTGCGCCTCAGCCTGAACCTTCTGAATAGAAGCCTCTGCTGCAGCTTGTTGAGACATGGCGTTATTGTTAGCCTGAACCTGCATAACTTGATCTTCACGCTGTTGTTGGGCCGCAAGTTTTCTCTTACGTTTAACTTTCAACAACTCGTTAGCTATCTTAATGTTCTTCACATTACGAATATCAATAGCATCCTCAAGATCAATAGCATCTCTCTGTAGGGCTATCTGAATATTTCTCTCAAGCATTTCTTTCTCGTCCTCATCCGGATCAAGCTCAATGAATATCCCAAAGTCATGTAGATATAAATCTCTAACATCTTTCAATATCGCCATATTGTATTTACCAATCTGCATTGCAAACTGTTCTTTATATGGAGAATACTCAAGTATATCAGATAGACGTACCGCTAAACATTCAGCTAATTTCTTAACTATAGTAAGACCTGCCTCTAGTACGTGACGAGTTGCAGTGTTGCTATTAAGTGCAGCTAGCTTCTGTATTCCTACAAGTGCATCAGGGCTAGGCATAGAACCGTCTCTTGCTTCATTAAGGCCAGTCACATCTCTAATCATACTTAGATAGTGATTGTAGCTTCCTATTAATGCCGCAATTTTAGACTGACCTGAGTTAGTGGATAGCTCTTGAATTGGAACTCTAGCGTTGTTAAACTCTCCTTCTCCCGTATAAGATCTACCTATGACAGATCCCGTTTGGAAGTATAACCTCAATGCATCCTCTGGATTATATGCAGCCCCATTTCCAAGGTCAACCTCATTTAATCCATCCGCATCTATAAACACCCCATCAGGAACAACTCTCGACTGTACCTGCTGTAACTTCAAATGTATAAGCTGTATCTGGTCAGCAAAAGGAATCATCCTTTTAACCAATGAATCTATCTGCCCCTTGTACATTCTAGGTGCAAACAATACATAGTTAGGAAGAGCTTTGTTTGTTGCAGATTTAGGACGAACCATATTCTTGCACATCTCCCACTTAAGAAGAATATTACTTCCTGCAACAAGTACTCCTTCGTACCAAACTTCTTTAGATATATCTACTCGCTCGTAATACTCGCTGTCTTCCGGATTGAAAGTATCATCCTTTCTGATTACTCTCTCTCCACCATTGTCCAACTTCTTCTTCTTATATACAAACTTCTTGTCTGTCTTGTAGTTGAAGTACAACAATGTAACAAGCTCATCAGAGAACAAGTCATCTTGATACTTATAAATAACAGGGAAAGCACTATACCATGCAGATCCTTGGTCTTTTATTTCTTTAAGCTCTTCGTCAGTGATGTCTGGCTTTATTTTTCGAAGCTCAGTATAGTGTACTTGCTTTATCTCACCAAAATAATAACAGTCAGAGAAGTCAGGCTTTTCAGTATAACTCCATATAAGGTATGCAGGGTCAACGTACTCAACGCTAACTCCCTTACCTTTAACGAACTCATGCTTAACTGCGCCAATTCCAATCTCAGTCTGATCCTTGTCAATCATCTTCTTGATGACAGGAAAGTCATTCATGTTTAAAATGGTGTCGATAGCTACCTCTTCAGCAATCTCTATGGACGGCTTATACTTGAGATTCATATAAAGAGAAAGCTCCTCATCGTTCTCTGGTATCTCAGAAGGTTCTACATTGAATGCATTAACGCCTAATTGAGTCTTTGCCTTTAGTAGCAAGTCCTTAGAAACCATGTCTGCCTCAACCATATCCTGGAAGAGATTCTTCTTTTCTGCCGATATTACGTCCTGTGCTTCTGCCTTTATCTTATAAAGTCTGTCAGACATTCCGTTGACAACGATATCTACAAACTTTGGTATAATAGGAACAATCTCCCAGTTAAGATTCAAGTAAGACAAGTCGCCATCTACAGACAACTCATTTTTATATTTAGCAATTGGCTGCTCACCTCTTGCGTAAAGTCTTAATCTATGAAAGTTTCCGAATTGATCATAGTATCTACAGCTGCCTCCTTTACGTTTAAACCATTCGGATTCAACAGCGCGGGCTACTTTCAAGCCATAATCCATTGTAGATTTTTCAGCATCACTTGCCAATTGATTTGGAAATGATGCATTGATTATATTTACTTTAGCTGAATCTGATTTATACATATTTTAATGATGTTTTTCTTTTACATTTTCCAGCCATATATTTATACATTGTTCTTGGATTCAAACAATGAGAAAAAGCCGCTTCAGTAGATGAATTGTAATATATTCCAGTCTCAGTATTTAATACTAATTTAGATAAATGACAATTCTCTTTCATTTTAATTTTTGATTCTTCAGAATGCTTTCTTCCCTTTTGAGCTTGAGACATTTTTAATTTTACGCTATCAGGAATTTTCTTTCCTAAATGAGATAATGACATTTTTAATTTTGATTCATCTGAAAGTATCCTTCCGATATTAGATTGTCTTAATTTTTCTTTATGCTCAGCTGTTCTATTTTTAGCATAAATAGATTTTTTCAATCTATTTTCTTCACTAATATTTTCTTTTCTATTTGATTCAGCAATTTTCCTTTTAGTTTCTTCTGAATGTTTATACCCTTTAGTCCCTTCTCCTCCATCAGTCATATTTACTAATATTCCCCCATCCTTATTCTTTCTTCCATATAAAGCTATAAACTCTATTTCTTTTAATTTAACTTCATCATTATTTAAGTCATCCAAAATTATTTCAACTTTGTATTCAGTTAAATTCACAACATTTTTCCAGTATTTATTTCTACTATCCGTTTCATTTGCCCTAGAATAATTCTTATCATATCCAATGCCTATATAAAATGGCTCATTTTTATCAAGCCTTATATGTCTATATACGTATGCCATTATCGAATTATCTGACTACTAGAACCTCTATTGTCATATCTCGCAAAGTTAAGCATAATTTTCGATTTCTTAGGCTCTGTCTTGAACATATGTCTCCTTGTTGCCATTATTGCGAGTCCAGAACTAATAGAGGCATCAAATTTAGTTCTGTTGTTAATATCATATCTTGCCCAATCCTCAAGCGTTCTTGTAAAGTACATGCTTCCAATCTCCTCAGGATCTCTATAAGTCCCCTCTGTATCAAACCCCACATATTGCTCTACATAAGACTCTATACATGACGCATGAGTCTGCTTTATATCTTCAGATGTATTCGGTATACCTCCTATCTCAATCTCAGTTTTACTTAGTTGAGCTACGTGCTTATCAGGTCTGTTCATCGAGTATCCCCTGTACCCTCTGTTCTTGAAATGATACAGCATCCTAGCCTTGTTATTCTCCGCTAAGACTGGCATTCCATAAAAAACACATGCCATCAATACTTCTTCGAAAAATATATCAGCTGTCTGTGGTCTTGCTACATATTCAAGGAAGAACATATTTGATGGAACATCAGGATCTAATGTAGTTCCCGTAAGACCATGCAATGCTCCGTTAGAACCACCTCCACCAACTACACCTGATATGTCGTACGGGTCACATCCGAATGCGCCAAGCTCATCGTTAGCCGGGCATTTTTTGCCATTTTTGATTGTGAACTTATTTCTAAGTCTTTCAGGTGGTAGCCATGAAACAACAAAGCGTCCGTTAGGGTCTGGAGTCCAAACAACCTCAGAGTCTTTTACGCCATTCTTCCAATGGAAATAGCCTCTAGTCAGAACTCTATCTCTCATCAAAGAGTCATTGTAGTCTATCTGTTGGTATATCTTTGTTAGATTAAATAGTGACTGCTTTGATTCATCCCTGAATGCGTGAGATTCAGTTCTTGGATACTGACGATAAAATTCGTTCAATGCATCAGAGTCGCTCTTAAGAGCAGATACCTCATTCTCCCAATATGTGACAGCACCTACTCGTATCTCCCTTCCATCTATACCCATTATTGGTTTTTCAGGATCATCTATAACAGCATGCCCATATTCATCAATAAATCCTTCCATATTGTATTCCATCGGAATAAACAAAGAATATAGTCCACTCTTTGTCTGACCGTTAGCATTACGCTTCTTAGGATCTGAATCATAATATAAATCTTTGAAGTTCTGTCCACCTTTAGCTAGTGCATTAACAGTAGAACCCATCATACATTTTCCGACGATACGACTACCCAAACGAAGACATGTCTTTGTTACACGCCAATTGTTTAAGATGTTGTTTGGGACCAACCATTTTCCACTCTCATCATGCACAAGATTCAATAGCTTCTGTCCATCATATGAGTTGTCCGCAGTATTAAGCCAGTCAATTGTTGTATCAAGACCCAAGATTTCGTCAGCATCAGTCTCCGACATGTTCTTCTTGGTAATCTTCTTTGCAGGAACCCTAAACGATAACTCTGTCTTAGGATTGTCCATACCATCCTGAATAGGCTTGAAGAAGAATGGATAGTTCCTTACAATAGGAACAACCTTATTGATGAACATCTCCTTGGCATCGGCTCCTGTCTTTGACAATATACCTAACTTAGCATCCTTAGATATAGTTCCAATATTTGCCGTTTCAGATGACGACATGAACGAGAAACCTGAACGTCTGTTCTTTAGGTAGCACATACCGAAAGCTCTGTCGTCAGCCTTGCATGCCTCCCAAAATATAAAGAATATCCTATTTGACTCACGGAAGTCAGGAAGACCTACATCTATCTTAGACCACTGCAGATACATATAATGACTACCTGTGATATAAGTAGCCACTCCTTTATTAATAAACCAATGGCCGTTTTCTCTGTTCTCAAACTCTGACTGTATGTAGTCAACCCACTTTACCTTAAACTCATTAGATTTAGCATTCCATTCGAATATGCTCTTTATCCTTGACAGCTCCTGTGGATATTCTTTTGGAACCCACCTATCCTCTCCTTTTGGAATACCAATTTTTGGTACTCTAGGAAGGCCAACCTTTAGTCCGTTGATATCGTATACATCACCTAATGTTCCGTCCTTAGATATGACTACTACATCATATTTTTCATCATAGCCGTACTTCCACTCCTTACTATGTTTTACAGAGTTAGATATGTAGTCAGGAAGTATGCTATATAAACTCATTTCTTCTTCTCTTTAGCCATTGATTCAACAAAGCTAACTGGTATTTCAGCAGCCTTAGCCTGTACAGCTGACATGTCTTCAGCATTGCTTAACTGTTCAACTCGCTCAAGCATATATAAAGCGTCATCAAACGCCAATCGCTTTGCAGCTGCAGCATTCTTCATCTTGTCAGCAGATAACGCATCTTCAGGATTAGATACGATAGGATCCTTAAGTACACCTATCAACTCATCTATAGCCTTCATTGCGGCTTCTAATATTTCTTGTCGTTTACCAGACATATATTTTGAGTTCTCATTCTATATAAAATACGCCCATCTATTATGAACTCATATTCAGTCTCCGGACTAAAAACTACTTGGTCGCCTTCTTGGACGTTTTCTTGGTCGTCATTCTTATATACCATCGTTCCAAATAAAGCTTCATTTATCTCTGAAGATAGTATATCTTTTTCTTTTGCTTTTATTGGCTCAACAAAACAATATGGTGCAATAGCGCACCACTTACTATTTTGCTTCCTGTATAAGAACATCTCTTCAGTAGTAACCATAAAGGTGTTATCTCTTAAAAAAGACCAAGAGCTTTTCTCTCTACCCTTCATGTCGTAATAAAGCCTAAAGACATTGTGATGAACTATCACAACATCTCCAGGCTCTATCGGTCCATTGTAGTAAAGTGGCACAGCCAATACGACTGCTTCTCTATTAGTAGTAGTATGATCTTCCTTTGAAGCAGACACAATTAATTCATGCCCGTCAAATTCCTTTGTGTTGCTATATCTTTTTTTGCCTACAGGCTCTATGATAAAGCAATATGGAGATTGCATCAGAAATCTATTTTATATTCAATAGTAATTGGAACATTTGCATTTAAAGACTTCCATCTCAATATCTCGTCATTTCTTTTGATATAAATAACGACATGCAAATCCTCATATCTTATTGCCTCTATAGTATACGTCTTATCCAATACAGCCTGTCCAACGACATAGTGCATTGCATTTAAAAGATCATTTCCTATAGATATCTTTCGGATCATTTGAACGTTCCATTCGAAGCATCAATAGACACCTCTCCATATTTAGATACTAGCTCCTGCTGTAATAACTGTAGATTGTTTTCTGTTACATCAAGAACGTCTACGCTTCTCTTGTAAAATAAAGCTGCATCACCAACGCGATTCTTTGCTGTAACGTAAGCCTCATTTAGACCTCTTAGTCTTTCGAACTCCTCTTCAGTAAGTCCTTTTGCTTTTCCCTTTGACATTTTTATTTAATTTAATTGTTGTCGCAAATATACACTTTTTCGTGACAAAATAAAAAACGGAGGCCATTGACCTCCGAATTATTTAAGTAATGAAATACTTTATACGTTGTATACTCTTATCTCGATGAACTGATTTGATAATGCTCCGTCAGACAAAGATCCGCTGATATATGTAGCAATGCTAAACGTATTAGATGATGTGTTGTTTACCTTTACACTTCTTGTAACATCCGCTTCACCTGTTATTAATACAGGATATCCTTGGAATGCATTTGCAAGTGTTCCTACATAAATACCTGTAGTTGTTCTTGTCCAAACAATATTACCTATTGTGTTTGGGCCTAAAACCACAGCTATTGGAGCGTTAGTTGATGTTTGAGTTAAAACAGCTCTATATATAGAAACTCCTCCATTCAGTTCTGCAACATCTTCAGGTGATACGTTTTTCGTAGCTCCGGTGTCTCCATCGGAAGCCAGTAACTTATCGTTAACCTTTAATGCAGATGTGCCGTAATTATTAATATTTGCCATAGTGCAAAGATAGTAAATTAGTTAATTGGTGGAAAAGGCGGAGTTTCAACATCGAATGTTTCAGGTGTACCCAAAACTACATTGAGAGAATCATCGTATCTTATATACCAAAAAATAGGTGTGTTTAAACTTGCCTCTTGATATTCTACCCAATTCTGTGTTACGTCATCATGTGAAACAGGAATTCCGTAATAAGTATCACATGATTCCCTTGCATCAATAGCTGCCTGTTCTGTCGTGTATTTATATCCTGTAACTTGCATTAGTAAATTGTATAGAATGTGTTGATATTACCTTCAATGCCTGTCTTATCAGATGTTTTATCTGTAGAATAGATTATAGTTTCTTGGAAATTACCTTTTAAATAAAAACCTCCAGGATCAAATCCAAGTGCAAAATAAGTGCTATTCGTTCCTGCTAAACTTGCTTTAGTATCCTGTGCATCTAAAGAACCATTGATATAATATTTGATATTATTTGTTCCTGTTTGATTAAAGTTAGTAAATAACTTTTGAGAATTTAGCATAGCTGCTGTTCCAATGATATTAGTCCCTTGATCAATATATAACTGCATTTTGTTATCTGTTCCTAATTGACCAAAGAAATAACCTCCATCACCATTATATGATTTACTTGCTAATGGCGGATTACTATTTCCACTGATTATTTGAGCAGTATAAAAACAAGAAGTTAAACTCGATGCGTGTAAAATAGTATTGTCTGTTACCGCTAAGTATTGAGATGTACCATTAAAAGAAAGAGCAGGTTTAGAGTTGTCTTTTAATACTGTTCCAGATGTAACAATTCTCGGTTGATTAGAAGCTGTGGAATTCTCCATGTTTTTACCATTTCCACTTTGGTCATACCATTTAACTACAAATCCGTTGTTAGCACCTACGAATGTTGTCAATGCTGATTCGTCAAGAACATTGCTACCATCGTATCCTATATCTTGCTCTGTGTTATCCGAACTCCTACGCACACGAATCAATGGCCCTGTATATGCAGTTGCCAATCTACGTGCAGCAGAATAAGCCACAGCGGCTCCTGTATATGTGTCAAGAATTCCTGTGAATGCAGGAACTCCTGGCTGCACTAAATATGGATTGATTATCATGCTCTTGTTCCTATGATGGTAACTTTCAAACCTTTGGCTGTTCCATCACCTATCTGATCAATGTCAATAGTTATCTCAGCATCATCTGCCAGTGCAGTGTCAGATACAACCGCTGGTGTTGCCGCCGTTGTAGATGTCTTTTCAGTATTGTCAATTGTTAGCTTTGTTGATAGTATAGTTGTACCACCTTCATTGATGTCAACAGTGAAGATACTACCTGATGCTTGAGCAGTTGAAAGAGATGCACGAACGGCAGTAACTGTCATTGCATAAGGCATTCTGAAAGTAACCTTTGCAGTACCTGTAGTAAGTGCAGTAGTTTCATCTGATGCAGCCACCTGGATCTCAGTAGGTAACGATGCCCAATTAGTTACTCCAGATCCAGAGTTTGTTAAAAATTGACCAGCAGAACCTACAAATCCAGGGAAAACAAAAGATGTAGTTTGAGCCATAAATTGAGGAGCTCTTAGCTGAACATAATCTGAACCAGCATCAAAGTCTTCATAAAGTTTTATGGAACCAGAATTTGTAGTGCCTTGATTAAATACAACTTCACCTCCGCTAAATGTAAGTGATCTTCCAGACATTGTAACAATCCTGTTCGCGTCTAACGTACCGTCACTGTTATATATATTAGTATCAGCTGCTGAAGCCTCTGCTATAATATCGTCAATAGTATATGTTTCCTGATAGCTATTGCTTAGAGATGATCTATTCTCTGGAGTTGGAACATCTGGTGAAATACCAATAAACTTGGTTCCTGAAGGAATTGCTGGCATAATTTATTATTTTACGCAAAGATAGCTAAAAATTACCTACCCTGAGATCGGTATGCCTTCTTGTAGTTCTTACTAGATTTAATACTGCTAGTCTTGGTTTTGGAATGAACGCCAGGACGGCTGACCTTCTTTTTGGCTAATACCTTTGTTGTGCTGTCTTTCTTACTCATGGTCTGAATGTTTTAACATAGTCCGCTAGACGATTCGTCCAGCCTTTAAGAAATTTATTATTCTTAGTTCCAGGACGACCGATATATTCAAAGAATCTCTTTCTCTCTGCAACAAGAGCATCAAACATCTTACGTGGCTCAATACTATTTGCCGCTGCTATAGTCTTGTTTCCAAGTATGCCGTCCTTGTCTACAGCTACTCCGCAATTTATAATTGCCTGCTGCAAAGACTTAACGGCCTGACTCTTTCCACTTCCCCAAGCCATTCCTGTGACAAATATTGCAACATTCTGTGACTTGAACTCATCTCCTCTAACTGTATTCCAATATAGCGTCTTGAATACATTCCACCAATCCTCAGAGTTCATAGCGAAAAAACGAGCGTCATTGTTCTTTCCATACATACTCTTCCATACAGCATACGTAATACCTACGTTTGTATGCCATCCTGTAAGACCTTTGTGCGGTGTTGGACATGGAGTTTTTGAAGCACTATCTGCTTTGTCTCTTGATAGTCCACCTTCCCAGCGTTTTGTGAACTCTACGTATTTTTCTATTAAACTCATAACTTAGGATACAATTTGATTACTACATAAATAAAAGCCAAAACAACTAACAGCCAAAGTAGATTCTTTACAAAACTTACTGGGCTATTTTTCCTCTTTGTCTTTTGCTCATGCTTTACCTGCTTTGTTTTATGCTTAAGTGCTTGCTTTAACCTTGCACTTTGTAGCTCATATAGATCTCTAATATGGCTCAATGAATCTCTATATTTAAGTCGCTCTTGTCTTGACATTGGTACATATATCTTCTCAGTGACAAGATAAGGAATGCTGTCAATAACGTGGCGCGTAACAGTGAGAGTATTTGTCTTTTCGTCGTATACAGTATCAGTCTCATATATATACTTGTATAAAGTATCTGGAGTTATAACAGCACCTTTTGCTATAGCTTTCTTTATATGCTTATCTGCCGACTTCAAATGATGAGCCGCAGTGCATCTTGACATAAAAAACATTACGGATGACAAAAATGACAGCCATACAATAGCTGTTATAAACATCCTAACAAAATTTATTTTATGATTTTCTTGCTCCATGCATCTGTTATTTTTATTCCGGTAGCAACGACAACAAGCGTTACCCACACATCGAACTGAAGTCCTCTTCTGCAGAAATCAAATAATGCCATGAATATGACAACTATCCACGCAGAAAACATAGTAAGTGATGTCCTTGACCACTTACCATCTTTAGTTAATGTATCATGTAAAACGTCAGATATAAATGACGTTATTAAGACAAGCATATCTTTATTCTATCAGGTAGAACAGCAACAAGCTGCTCATTATAATCGTAATGCTTCTTACTTAATGGATGATTGAAAGCCAAATTTGACTTATCCTCAAGGCAGTCATATAGCTTGTCCTCTAGTCTTCCTATCTTTTCCTCAGATATAGTCAGTCTGTTATTTAGCCAAAAACAAGCAAAAATAACCAACACTGATATTCCGTGCTTCTTTGCTCCTTCAATTATTGTGATTGGATCCATGTGGCAAAGATAAGTATTTTTACTTAATCAAGCGGTGGAAAAGGCGGAGCAGGTTTAGGATTATACGGAATCAAATCCAAGTCCTTTACCCATGCAAAAGTAGGATTAGTGCAGTATTCCATCTCTTCTACAGATATTACCCAGTTATCATCTGCATCTTGAATAGGATTAAAGTAAGAATCTGCTGTGTACTGCTGTCCTACTAATTCGTCTTTTTGTACCTCTGTCAATAGTCCTACGTATGTAGACCATTGTGATGATGTTATGTCTGTTAGTTTCATCGTCCTAATGTTGAATTAAATGTTAATACTCGTGATCTCAATGTTTGAGCCTGTGCTGTTGTAAGACCTTCTCCCATACAAGCGAATGAATGTCTCCTCGCCGTGAAGAATGTAAAACTTGTACTATCAGTACAAACTGCAAGACCTCCGACATTTGAATTAGGATTAGCAAAAGAATCTGAATAGGAATAACTATTTGCATCTTTTACTGCATAGAATGTAGTGGTATTACTTGGCTCTCTTGTACCACCGAAGAATCCTACTGTAGTTGTATTGGAAGCTGAATAAAGGTTAGTAGCTAACATTGATACATAGAAAGAACCTGCATAACTTGACATCACTTGGAACCTTGTATTTGTGCCTGATTGATTAGCTGCTAAATCCGAACCATTATCTGCCGATGTGTTATTGCAATAAATAAACGCGGAACCACCCGTAGATGAAGTAAGCTGAACAGACGGATTAAATTTAGTATCATAGTAACCATTAGTTCCGTTTCCTTTAATTCCATTTGAATCATGCGTAAGTCCTCCGCTGAATACCAGTCTAAATGCCGCATCTGAATCTACAGGATTTTTAAGATTCCATTTATGTGTAGTTGATGTTCCACCAACAAATGGATAGATAGCTTTCATCTTAGTCCAAAGACTATCT